ATGCCAAAGAAAAGTAATGGAATCGTAATTAGAAATAATAAAGTTTGGGTTGCTAAAATGATTAAAGGTGAGTGGTATAGATTTAGCACAAAATTAGAAGCCACTTTAAGTAATATTGAGTATGTTAAGAAAAATATTGATAGCCTAATTACTGAATATATTGCAAGCAAAGAGCAACAAACAAGCACAAAAGAGGCAATGCAAAAAGCGCGGTTTGATAAAAATTGCACTCTTGGAGCTATTGCTAACGCTCTTATAAAACAGAATCAGACAATGCGCCCTTCCACATATTTTGTTTATAAAACAACACTTGGAAAAATCATTGATTATTTTGGTATGCAAACGCCTATTACTTCTATCAATAAGGATAAGATTGCTGAATTTGTAAAAGATTCACTTGATTTGGGTTTAAAAAAGAGTTCTTTAAACAACAGATTGATTATGTTGCGCGCAATGTTTAACTATGCGTATGAAATGGATTACATTAAAAAAATCCCTAACATAAAATTTAAAATAGAAGACGCTGCGGAAAATCCTGTGCCTTTTAGCCTTGAAGAAGTCAAGCGCATTTTAGAGAATTGCAAAGATGAGATGATAAAGAATTATTTGCAACTTGCTTTTTTTAGCGGGCTTAGAAAAGGAGAGATTCTAGCATTAAGATGGGAGGATGTAGATTTTGCCAACAAAGAAATTTCTATCACTAAAACTTTGGGTAGATATGGAATCGGTAAAACAAAAACAAAATCTAGTATGCGCACAATAGATTTGCTTCCATTAGCTGAAGGCGCACTACTTGCACAGAAAAAAATCACAGGGAATAAAGATTTTATTTTTACTAGTGTTGCTGGGTTTGCAAAATTTGCAACCAAAATGCGCTATGTTTGGACAAAACTTTTAGAATCGTTAGATTTAAAACAAAGGCATATTTACAACACGCGCCACACTTTTGCAAGCTTGATGTTAGAAAATGGCGAGGATTTAATTTGGGTTAGTAAAAGACAGCTTGGACATACAAATGCGCAAATGACTTTACAGGTCTATGCACAATATATCCCAAATAAGAAAAAACAACGTGCAACATTTTTGGAAGAGTTTTAAGGAGAGAGTATGGAGATGAGAAATAAACCATTAAAGAATCGGCATTATATCCTTGAAGGGGCGAATGGGACCCATTATAGCAGCAGATTTTATTTTGTCTTTGATGCAGTGATTTTTAATAAAAATAAAAAAACCCATTACTGACTTAAGAGGCGTCCGCAGGAATTTTGGAGCGATTGAGCAATACAAAAAATCTTCAATGGTGGATAAAGGAGTGAAAATGCAAGATGATATTGATATTCAAGATATTTTATCTAATTTAGATGAGATTGATATTGATAATTTTTTAGATGGTATCCAAGATAGTGATTTGATTGAAGAAGTATCCGACAGAGTTAAAAGGTGTGATGATAAATTCTTGAAAGACTTAAAAGGAAGTGTTGGGGAGCTTTTAAGCTTAGAAATGGAATCAGAAGTGATAAGCAATTTAAATTGTTTGCACCATTGGGGCAATCAAGAGACTGCTAAGGCTTACTTTGAATCTCTATCTTTTGGAGAGAGTTTAAAACAATGGATTCTAAAAACTTATGGGGGTGAGAAATGAAACTAAAAGATTTAGATTTTGATGAAAGGTGCGTAGAAATCAATCCATCTCTATTGCTTTTAAACAATGAAAGAGCGGAAATAGAGCTTTGGACAGGATTATTTGATAAGAATGGTAAAGAAATCTTTGAGGGGGATATTATTAAAATGAAAGAACAAACCATTGTGGATTCCTTTCAAAATTATCTTGTTTATGTAAAGTTTTCACCACAAATAGGATTTTATGGAGGATATTTAAAATATAAAGATACTCCAAAAGATAAACATTACCAAATAGTATTAACTTTTGAGCAGTGGGAAGTTATTGGCAATATTCACGAGAATAAGGAGTTGTTACAATGAATGCTAACGAAGCTAAACTTCTGCTCCAAGAGTATTTTAGATACAAAAGAAAGTTTATTGGTGTTGTTTCTGAATACTCTTTTACTCTTGATGAAATAGAAGATATTGTTGCTTTTGATGATAAAGAGATTATTGTCGTAGAGATAAAAATTTCTAAAAGTGATTTTCTAAAAGATTTTAAAAAACATAAACATACATACTTTGATAAATCTTATCACAAATTTTACTATTTTGTCCCCAATGATTTATTAGATTTTGTTTTGGAATATCTAAAAAAGGCGGATGGAAGTTATGGTGTTTTGTCTGTTAATACTAGAAATGAAGTTTATATCGCAAAAAGTGCAAAAACATTAAAGGGTAGTAAATATTTGCTTAGCGTTTTTCATTACAGCGAATACGCAAAGCTAAAAAGTCTTATTCAAAGAATGTCTAGTGAGCTTATTATTGAGAAGCGTAAAAATCTAAGGAGTAAAAAATGATTGTTGCAAATCTTAGTGGCGGTAGAGATTCTAGCGCAATGGTTGTTAAATGGCTGGAGATTGGAAACAAAATAGATCACATTATTTTTTGTGATACAGGATTTGAGTTTGACGCAATGTATTTTTATCTTGAAAAACTAGAAGGGTATCTCTATAAAGAATTTGGAATGTTAATAACTTATATTAATAGTCTAAACAAAATTTATGATTGGGCATTTGAAAAGCCTATTGCAAGAGGAGAAAATAAAGGTAGATTAAGAGGATTGCCAAGAGCAGTTGGCAAAGACTACTGCACCAGAGAAACAAAGGCTAATCCTACAAAAGAATTTGTTTTATCTCACTCCCCAAATAAATTTAAGAATACTGTTCTCATTGGTTACACATACGATGAAGTAAAAAATGGAAGGGTAAGCAATTTGGACTATGCAACAGCTAAATATCCTTTAGCGGAATGGAAAATGAACGAACCCGAAGTCGATGAGTTTTTAAAAAAACGTGGAATCGCAAATAAACTCTATGAAAAGTTTTCGCGCACAGGATGTTATATGTGTCCTAAACAGAGCTTGCAAAGTCTTTATACTCTTTACAAATATTATCCACACTTTTGGGAGATAATGAAGAATTTGGAAGAGAAGGCTAAAGTGCTGAATTGTGTTAATCAAACCTTTAAGCCCAATATGACTTTAGAGAACTTGGAAAAAAGATTTAAAAACACACCAAATGCACTTTTTAGTGATGTATATGCAGAAGATGAAACGTGTTTTTGTTTGAGATAGAAAAAATAAAGGATAAAGAACACTTGCTTTAAAAGATGAAAAAACAAATGCTACGTTCTATCTTTTAGGAGCTTTTAAAGAAGGAGTGAGAAATGAATGCTAACGAATCTAAACTCAAAAATATTCTTGATGTGTGTTGTGGATTTAAACAATTTTACGCAGACAAAAATAATCCAAATGTTTTATTCTGCGATTTAAGAGCAGAAGTAAATCCAAATTTAATATTGGATTTTACTAATAAGTTGCCTTTTGAAGACGAGAGCTTCTATCTAGTCATATTTGACCCACCGCATATTGCCCCAAATCGTGGAAGCGAAAAAAGCATTATGGTGCAAAATATGGGAAGCTTAGCAAAAGGTTTTAATGAATGTATGCGCGTTTTAAAGCCAAATGGCACTTTAATCTTTAAGTGGAGTGAGGCGCATATTAGCCTAAAGAGTATTTTAGAGTGTTTTGACAAAGAACCTTTGTTAATGCAAAAAAGCTCGAGAACTTCACATTTTTGCGTATTTTATAAAGAATCAGTAAAGATTGATACAGAAAATCAGATTGATGTTGAAGTTGTTGGAAATATCCACGAAATAAGGGGGCAAGAAAATGTTAGTTAAATCTTTTTTGATTATATGCCTTAGCTTTATATTTGCGTATGGCAAAGGTTTTACGCAATATTTGGGATATGAAAAAGTAGAAAGGCTCGGGTTTATAGAGTATTACTGCATTCAAGGATATGTTTATATGAATATAAAAGTAGGGCAATTGCCTGATAAATATCAGATTATGCCATTGTATAGGGTTTTTCATACTGACCAAATAATAATTGAGAATTGCTCTGATTTTTTAATGGATAATAAGGAGTTAGAAAAAGGAGTAAAAAATGATTGAGCTAATGTTATTTGTTTATTTGATTGGACTTGTTAAAAATTTAATTCCTATCTCGGTGCTTATAGTATCTATTTCAATTGTTTTTTTAATTATAAACTTCTCTAGCTTGGCTGTAGAAGGCGAAGAAATTCTACCTAAAAGATTAAAGATATTTTTTATCACTTCTCTTTTTGTCTTTACCTCTTTGATTGTCTTTACCCCTTCAAAAGAAACTGCAATATTATTAGCAGGAATCTATGCTGGAAATGATTTTTTAAAGCAAGAAGAAGTTAGCGCGAAGTTAAAAGCTGTCAATGAAATTATTGATATGAAATTACAAAAAATTCTAAAAGAAACTAAAGAAAAGATGATAAAGGAGTGAGAAATGAAGCTAAAAATTTTTGATGAAGATAAAATCATAATCATCAACACAAAACAGATTCCAAAAATAAGTATTTCTCTTGAAGTAGAAAATATCGAGGTTTTGTGTAAAGTTGGAATATTAGTAGGAGATTATTATAACTACTCTTTAGTTCGACAATCTCTACCAAATGAAAAATCAGAAGAGCTTTTTGAAAAGCATAAAAAAGAAGCTTTGCAAATCCTATATAGCAAAATCAAAACTACAGAATCTCTAAATCTTGCTCTAAAAGAAACGATAGAAGATTCTGTATTAATTCATGGAGGTAAAAAATGAGCCAAATACTTTATCTAGCACCCAATGAGAAATTTACAATTATTCCAAATGACCTTTTGCTTGACCAAAATTTAAGCGATGGAGCTAAGGTTTTAGCTTTTTATCTGATGTCTTTACCAAAAGATTGGACAGTTGTATGGGAAAATGTAGCAAAAGCTTTAAATTCCACTCTTAGCACGATAAAAAGACGCAAGCAAGAGCTACTGAAGTTTGGTTTTTTGATTCCTATTGCAAATCGCGATATAAAAGGAAAATTTACGCAAAATAAGCTTGCGTTTAAATACTGCAATAATAACTCTTTGCAAAAATTGGACGCGGAAATTATTGTTAAAGGAAGCTTAAAAACAAGTAGTGCAAAAACGCATAAAACCGATACTTGCGATATTTCACCCGTAGCGCATTTGACCAGCTGTGGTGAAATGACCCCCTATAATAAGACTAATAAAGATACAAAAAAAGAAGAGAAACAAGAGATTTTCATTTTGCAAAAAGCTGAACTTTTTAAGACCCTCTTAGAAGCAAATTCTAAAGCCGTAGAAAATTATAAAAAAGCTTACGACCTTAGCACTTTTCTTGATGGAGAGGAACTTAAGATTGCTAAAGAGTGGGTTGCTTGGCGTAATGCGATGTGGCGTATTAAGCCTATGGTATCCATCGCAAAGCTAAAAAAGGCAAAAGAAAGCGGTTGTGATATTGTTCAGGATATTAAGCGGTGTATGGCGAATGATTGGCGCGGATATTTCTCCCACACTAAAGACGCTCAAACAACAAAAACCAAAGCACAAAAAGAATCCACAAAAGCCTTGCATATCACAATTTACAACGCATTAAAAGCACAAGGTTGGAGTTTGGATAAGGGAGAGAGTTATAAGGATTTACGTGTGAATGGGCGTGCGGTAACACGCGAAAATGGTTTGTTTAAATATGCTTAAAGGTTATGCAATGCAGCAAAGAAGATGGAGAAAAGCACCGCTTAAAGGAAAAAAAGAAAATAGCAGCAGCTTTTATCTTGGCTTGGATATGCTAGAAAAAATTGCATTGGTTGCAAGTTTGGAAAATCAAAGCAAAAGCGCGGTTGTTGAATGCGCTTTAGTGTTATTTGGAGGGAATTATGACTTATTTAAAGCTAAGCAAAAAGCTTTCAAAAAAAAGAAAAAAATTCTATCTACGCAAGGGCGTGTTAAGAGGCTTGAACAAAGAGTGCAAAAGGCTAAAAATGTGCAAGAACGCTTATTTACATAATGCGTTAGACAAACTTTTGGAATCTTATTCAAGAGAAAATTTATTTGTTTGGGCTGCACTAAAGGAGAGCAAATGAGCAAAAAAAGCGATTATTTTGCGGTGTTTTATGCGTGTGAGTTTTGCGGGAATGTGATGAAAACTTCCCTTTCTAGGTTGATTGAAAATATAGATTCTAAAAAGCACTTAGATTTAATCGACTATCAAAGCGATGAGACGCATTTAAGCTGTGAATGCCCAAAGTGCAAAGAAGAGAATCGTTTATTGTTAAAAATGGAAGTTGAAAATTAATCTCAAGGAGAGAAAAATGGAAAAAGAAACAGTTGTTGCAGAAGATTTTGACCTTTATGGTGGGTTTGAATGGGTTGTTACTACGATTAATACTTTGATGTATTCTGCACATTCTAGCTTACCAGCAAGGACACACGAGAGTGCGTTTGTGCTGTTATGTGAGCAGCTTGCAAAACTTGCGTATTTAATAAAAAACGAGGAAACAACAGGTTTAGAGTTTAGCGACCCATATTTTGGAATGTGTGAATATTGCGATTTATTGGTGGAGACTTATACTTTATCTTATGCTTGCTTTAATATTGGTGAGTTTGATGAGCCTTTTATCGCAGAGGTGAAAAAAATCGCAAATGTAACGCTTTTAGAAAAGATTACAGAAAAGATAGAAGAAGAGGAAAATGATGGATTATTTGAATGAGATTCTTTGGAGTGAGAAGTTTGAGGGTGGGGATTTTGATAGAGTAAAAATAGAGGAGATTTGCGCGCAATTAAACAATGATGAGATTAACGCGCTTTTAATGGCTCTTAAAAAAGATAGCGATAACAAGTGTTTTAACCGCGTGTATGGATTAAAAGAAGTGATTTATTACACGCAAAAGGTTATCGTCTCTTTAAGCGAAGAAAAAGCAAAAAAAGCAAAAATCAAAAACTTTGGTGGAAGTGTGGTTGAAGAAAACGAAGTGCTAACGCGTCTTTTTGTGCAACGTTATAAGCAAAAGCTGCCAAAATGGGTATTTTAAGGAGAAAATATGCACAATAAAGAAATCGATCCCTTAGAACTAGAATTGTTAATGAGTTTTATTCATTATCCTAAAGATTTAGACGCATTTTTAAGCAAAGTTAGTCTTAAAATCTTTAGTGAGGAAGCAAGAGAATCTTTAAAGATTATCAATGCTTTGGCTTTAAAAGGTGGTTTAAGTCTCCATAGTTTTTTTGGGAGTTTAAGCCTAAAGCAAAAAAATAGCGATTATTTTCAAGAACTCCTTTTGTGCGCACCTAATCCAAACTACTTAGGATTATGTGAAGTGTTTAAACATAACTATCAAATCAAAGCGCAACAAAAAATCGCGGAATCTCTTTTAAATGCAAGCAATGATGGCGCGCTTTTGGATTTAGCACTTTTAGAAAATGCGCTAGATATTGAAGTTAAAGAGTATAAAAATTTAAAAGAATGGAGTGATGAATATGCCAAAAAGCCACAAGCACAGAACTACAAAACAGGGATTCCTTTTGTGGATAATTGCTTTGGTGGTGGGTTTGAGCTCGGGCAATTAATGCTAGTGTTTGGCGACCCAGAAGCAGGAAAAACAATGTTTTCTTTGCAGATTTTAGAAAATCTTAGCAAAACCACGAAAGTTTGCTTTTTTTGCTTTGAATTTACGATTAATGATTATCTAAAAAGGCGCGCTAATAGTAGTTTTGTGAATAGTGATAATTTTTTTATTATTAATGATGGCTATGATATTAACGAGGTTACGCAAAACATTAAGAATCTTTATAAAAAAGGCGTGCGATTCTTTTTAATTGATAGTCAAATGCGCGTTACAAACACAGGACGCAATAGCGAAGAAGAAGAGAGTATGAAATTTAGTGTTTTGGCAAAACTTTGCCATTCTTTGGGTGTGTTTGTGATTTTTATTTGTCAAAACTCCAAAACAGATAAAGATAATCCACTAGGAAGCAAAAAAGGTGGGCATGAAGCAAGCATTATTATCCACATTGAACGCGTTAAACCAAAAAGCGATGATTTAGACCAAAAAGGTGCGGATTATGATGAGAATGCAAGGATTTTTAAGATTAAGAAAAACAAGCAAACAGGAAAGCATTATAAAGATAGAATCCTTTTTGATAGAAAGAATCTGCGTTTTTTTGAAGAGAGCGAGAAGCAAAGAGAAATCGAGATTGTCTTTGAAGCACAAGATGTTCAGCAAGAACTCAATATGCCTATCATTTAAGGATTAAAAGATGATTGTAAATTTAGAAGGTTTAAAAGCAAGAATAGATATTGTAGAAGTGATTGGCAAATTTATCCCTTTGAAAAAAGAGGGTGCAAATTGGAGTGCCTGCTGTCCTTTTCATGAAGAGAAAAGCCCGAGTTTTAAGGTGAATCCTAACAAACAGATTTACCATTGTTTTGGCTGCAATGCTGGGGGAGATGCGATTAAGTTTTATCAAGAGTTTAAACATTGTAATTTTCAAGAAGCTGTGCAAGAAATCGCAGATATGCTAGGATATTCTTTGGAGATTAAAGGGGGAGTGGATTTAAACAAATATTTTGAACTTTTAGGCAAGGTCAATGGAATCTTCACAGAAGAGCTAAAGACGCAAAGCAATGTGCTAAAATACCTTTTTAATCGCGGATTAAATGCTGATGATTTAGCTCTTTTTGATATTGGATATATTCCTAAAGATTTGCCAAAGCATTTAAGCTTGCAAGAATGCGAAGCTTTAGAAGAGCTAGGGCTACTCTTTAAAAACAAAGGTGGGGGATTCTTTGTTCCTTTGCAAAATCGTATTAGCTTTGCAATGCGCAATTTCACGCATAAAGTCGTAGGCTTTAGCGGGAGGACCCACCCGTATTCTAACTTTAAAAATAGCGCAAAATACATCAACTCTAAAGAATCAAGACTTTTTCATAAAAGCCAACTGCTTTATGGAATCTCTCTAGCAAAACGCCATATTAGCAGCCAAAAAGAATGTTTTATTGTGGAAGGCTTTATGGACGTGATTGCTATGCACAAGCTAGGATTTAAAAATACCATAGCCACTTGCGGGACCGCATTTAACACACAGCACTTAAGCGCGATTAATCGTGTGTGTGATGGTGTGGTGATTAAATGTTGTTTTGATAAAGATGCAGCAGGGCAAAAAGCCGCGCTAAAAGCTTCGGAGTTGCTCTATAATCAAGGCTTTTTAAATGCGGAAGTTGTGCGCGTCAAAGAAGAATGCAAAGATATTGGCGAGCTTTTAGAAAAAGGGATTAAGTCTAGTTTTGAAAGTGTTGGCGTTTTAGAATTTTTCATAGCACAGACTTTAGAAAATGCACAAGATATTAAAGCTAAAGATGCTTTTATTAACAAAATCCGCGCGGAAATTTCTGCACAAAAGAATTTCTACCAAAAAAGCTTAATGGTGGAGACGCTTAAAAAACTTGGAATCCCTTTTGAAGCGGCAAAAAAAGTCAGCAAAGTGCAAAAGCAAAATTCACAACTTCCTTTTTTGAGTTTGCTTAAAACTTGTATTTATGATGAAAGAGTGTTAGACCTTTGTGCAAACTATTTAGAACCAGTGGAGTTTGGAGCTTTTAAAGAGGATTTTATCGCACTTTTGCGCAAAGAATCTACGCAGAATCTCAACAAGCTAAGCTTAGATGAAAAAATAGATGTCGTTGCTTTTGGTGATGTGCGTTTTATGATTTTTGAGCTAAAGCGCAGGTTTTTAGAATGGCAACTAAAAGACGCAAAGCTAAAAGGAGATGCCCAAGCTTTACTGCTTTTAAGCCAACAACTTGCACAAATTACAGAAATTAAGCCAAGTTAGCCACTTTAATCCCTGTGGCAACTTTTTAACCCTTTTTTAACCCTTCAATTTTATTTAGAATGCGCCTAAAAAAGAGTGCAAAATGAGTGAATTTGGACGATTTGATTTTAATATTGCAAGAGAGTTAGGGAGTGATGATGAGATTGTGGATTATCTCCGCAATACTGCTAAGACGAATATTAACTGGGATGAACTTAAAGGCTTTGGCACAAATACGGATATTGTCAATCATTTAAGGGATAATTCCGAGCATTTAAAGATTTTTGATAAAGGAATCGACCAAGACGCGCTTAAAGCAGATGTGCTAAAAGAATCTAGCGCGCTTAACCCACAAAATCGTTCCCTTTTGGAAACTACCGCAAACTATTTTGAGGATATGTTTGGCACAAAAGACGCACAAGAGAGAGAAGCAAAGCGCAAGAGTATAACAGAAAACATTGAACATTTAGATTTAAACACCTTAAATAAAGAGGAAGCAAAATCCCTTTATGAGAGTTTAAAGCTTTATGAAAATGAAGGTGTGCAAGATATAGGAGCAAAATTTAAAGAAGACTTCCACTTAAAAAAATTGCAAGATTTTCAAAACGACAAAAAAGCGTTTAGTTCTGCAATGCAAAAAGAAAATTACAGCGATTTAACCAAAGAAGAAAAAGAGGTTGTGGATTCTGAAGTGGGGAGCTTTCAAAAGTTTGCAAGGGATTATGTGCCTTTTGTCGATAGCATGGACAAGCATTTTGAGACCTTTAAAGCACAGCAAAGAGCAAAAGAAGTCATTTTGCCTGAGATTAACGAAGCCTTTGCGCTCTGGGAAAGTAACGCAAAACATATCTTGCCAACATTAGGCACAGCGTTGTTTGGAGATGATGAAAAAAAGAAGAACCAAGCCTTAAATTTTTTGGAAGATATTAATAAGCATATCGCCGAACCTTTTGGCTTTGATGGTGTGGCTTATGATACAGAGGGAAATTTATATCTCCAAAAAGGCGAGGGCTTTTATAGAATCAATGAAAACTTCTTTGACAAAGAGGTGTTTTTTAATACCTTAAAAGCGAGTGGTGTAGAGATTGGCGCGGGAGTTGCAGGAGCGATAAGAGGCGCGCAAATAGGAAGTAGAGCAGGTGCTTGGGGATTGGTTGCAGGGGGAATCGCAGGTGGTGCGGTTGGTTCTATGGCTGGAGCTGGTGGGGATTATCTTATCAACAACTATTTACTAGATAGAGAAAATAGCCTTAGCGAGTTTATTTCTAAAACCACAGAAGCAGGGCTTTTAAGTGCTGTTGGAGATATTGCACTTTTAGGAGTGAGTAAGATTCCAGCAAAAGCAGTAACAAAAGCAGCTTTAAAAGGTGCTGTGGGATTAATGAATAATAATGTCTTTGTCGGTGGGGCAAAAAATGCAGTTTTTACCCAAAATATCGGCGCAGCACAAGAGCTATTAGCAAAGAATATTAACCCAACACAACAAGAAGCGATTAAAAGCTTTGCCAAAGAGTTTGGAGGGGATTTAAAAAAGCTAAATGCAGAATCCTTGCAAGGAAGCATTAATACAATGCGCGAGAAATTTGGAGAAAACTCTATCCTAACAAAAACCGCGCAAAAGCTTAATGATTTTGTAGTGCGCACAGATAAAGGAAACGCACAAAAAGAGCTTTTAGAAACAATCCGTAGTGATGAAAGCGGGCTAGGGATTGGAATGCTTTTAGAAATAGCAAAAGAAAGCCCTGCTGCAAATAGCGCGCTAAAAGATTTACTGCAACGCACTAGCGCGAATTTAGACAAAGAGCTAAGTAAGCTTGGCATAAGTGAAAAAACAGCGATTGAAGTGTTTGCGGATTTGAAAGTCGGCACAAAAGAATCCTATGATGAAGCGATTAATGGAATCTTAGGAGAGCTTTATCGTGATAATAAAGTTGTCCTTCCTGCAAATGCGTATTTAAATTTGCGCAACGCTTTAGAAAAAAATATAGAGCTTGATACAAACGCACTTAGCTTTTTGCGCTTTATTGAAAATAATATTTTTAACAAAGAGGGTGTGAGCTTCAAACAGCTAAGCAATGCTAGAGCGCAACTCAATAGCTTTTATGAAGACGCACCCTCTGGCACAAAAGACTTTTTAAAAAATCTCGTAGAAAAAGAACTAAGAGAGAGCATTAACACAGGGATTGAAGAGATTTTTAAGCAAAACCCCCAGCACTACTTAAGCGCAAGAGAGCTTTACCAAACCGCGCTAAATGATTATGCCACCATGAGCCAAACGCTAAAACAACTCAAAAAAATCGGCTTTGATAAAGAGAATAAAACAATAGAACAAGCCATTGATACGCTCTTAAAATATGCAAAGGGAAGTGGGGGAATCGAACAGAGGGCAAATTATGCCCTGCTTACACAAGGTTTAAGCCCACAAAACAAACAAGCCTTAGAGCTAAGCGCACTACAAAGGCTTTATAAAGATTCTTTTGTAGGGAATGGAGAGGATTTTAAAGTTTTTGATTCTAAAGCGTTTTTTAACAAGCTAGGGGATTTAGAAAATATCTTTCAAACACAAGGAAGCAAAGAATATATTAGTTTTTTGCGTGGATTTAACACGCTTTTTAGCAATGATGCACAAATCGCACTAAAACTTGGCTTTGCAAAACCAAAGCAAGAGGGAAGCAGCATAGCAACCACAGTTAGCGGAGCAGTGCAACAAAAGTTTATCAAAGGTGTTTTTGCGACACTTATAAGGAATCTTCCGCATAATAATATCTTCGTCAAAGGCTTAGGATTTAGCGAAAAAGTGCAAGCTGCAGCGTTGAGATTCCACCTAAGAAGAGCATTAGAAAAAAGCAAGGATATTAATGCCTTTAAAACCACGCTCACACAAAGTGCGCAAAAACAAGGCTTCAACAACGCAACAATGGAAGTCATCACAAAAATAACTGATGATATAGAAGCCTTGCATAAGGAGATTTTGGGGGAAGTTGGGAAAAGCGATTTACTAGATATTCAAAAACCTTTAAGAATGGCAAGTCAAGAAGAGCTTACAACACAGCTTTTAAACGAAGTAATAAAGCAAGATTCTAAACTTTGGGTAGGAAATTTCACAAATCCAAAAATCGCACAAAAGCTAGGTTTAGATACCAACGAGCCGATAAAAATCACCATGCAAGGACATAGCATAAAACATACACTTGATAGACATGGTGCAGAATCTGTAATGGCTAAGAATGGAGCAGAGGCAATAAGCTTAGAAGACATCAAGAATCACGCACAAATTATTAATAATGCGGATAAAAGTGTAGTTTCAATTAATAAAGATGGACAAAGAGTGCTTATAAGTGGCAAACAAATCAATGGGCATTATATCGTCATAGAAACAATTAGCACAAAACACAACGAACTAAAGCTAAAAACTATGTATAAACAAAAAGGGAATTTGGAAGACAATGAAGTTTTTAGAAACGCTGTCCAAGACCATTTAGTAAATGGCGCGGAATCCCTTAGCGCAAAGCCAAGTAACCACTTAGACGAGGCGTTCAGCGTTTCATCTCCCAATTCTACCACAAAACCGCAAGCTTTGCAAACCCAAGAACACATAAGCACAAAAGAGATTCTACAATTTGCAAAAGCAGAGGGATTAAGTGGCAAAGAAACGCTTAAACTTTTGAAAGAAAAAGAAGTTAAAAAAACAGCACGAGAGCTCTTAAAAGATATTAATGCAAAAAAAGACAAAGAGCTGCAAGCGCAACTTCAAGCACAAGAAGAGCTAGAGTTACAAAAACAAGCACAAATCCAAGCGCAAAAAGCAGAGATACAAAAGCAAAAGGATTCTCAAGCAGGTAAAGCGATTAATGAAGTGGATTTACAAGTTGGGGATTCTATTGTTTTTAAACCACTTAAACAAACTTATATCAACACAGAATCTAAAGCATATCCTGCACAATATGCAATTATTGATATTAAAGACCTTAAGCCAAATTTCGCAAACACTGCAACACAAGGTAGAATCTACAAGCAAGATTCTGTGATTCAAGACATCAAAGAGAATCTAAACCCAAATAAAATGTTTTTTAATGATGGAGGATTTGATGGGTCCCTCTTATCCTAAGTGATGGTAAGGTTAGTGCTGGTAACCACAGAGCAGAAGCATTAAAAAATCTTTCTCCAACTTCAAGGGAAGCTTATGTAAAAGGTGCTAAAGAAGCTTTTGGTGTGGATTTAAAAGACAATGAAGTTATTGTCAGAATCCTAGATAAAGATATTTCAAAACAAGATATTTTAAACTTAAGTTTTGCAAGCAATATCGGCAGAGAACAAAATATTGCAGAAAAAGCCTTAAGCAATTTAGGAAAATATCAAGAAAATTTAAAAGAATTGCCTGATTTCATAAGCGCACAAAATGCTGATGAGCTAAGTATTAAGATTGCAAAGATTTTAGATAAAACAAACAATGGGCTTAATGCTTTTGATACAAATTTATCGCTTTTGGCTTCTTTATCTAAAACAAATGATAAGAGTATTTTAGAAGTCTTAAAAAAGCTACAAGGTAGTGCAGAAGAAAAGCAAGCACTTTTAGAAATGTTTGTTAAAAATGCAGGTTCTTTTCATAATCTCTCAAAATCCACAGCAACACCTAAACTTGATTTAAGACCTTATTTAAATCAAATCATACATTTTACTAATCATGCTAAAGGTTCAAGAGTAGAAAACTTCAAAGAGCTATTACAAGAGGTTAAATCCATACTTGCAACAACCAATGTGCATGGAGCAAATGCACTCTTAGAGCAAAATAAATATTTTTATGATGATTTAATGGGAAAGATTTTAGGGTATTCCTTTGCGCGTTTTAAAGAGTTAGAAAATCCAAGCAAAAATCTTTTTGAGTTTTTAAGCAATATCAACACGCTTTTAAGAGAAGAGTTAGAGCCAACATTATTTGCACAAGGAAGACCTTTAAGGGATGCAGATATTTATGATTTTGCAAGCGTTAGTATCAAAAGCGGAACACCAAGCAATGAAACTTCAGAGCTATTAGATTTATTACCAGCTCTTAAAGAAAAAGCTAAGAGTTTTGAAGCATACAGGCAAACACTCAATGAAGCAAATAATCCTAATCCAAAAGCAAATCTTACACAAGAGATTCCACAAGATTTGCAAAAAGCATGGCTAAAAGAGTTTAATTTAAAAAGCATTGATGAGGATTACAAAGTAAATTTTAATCCTACAATTACAAAAATCTTAGACAATGAGGGCGTAAAAGAAGTAAAAATTACAAAAGGTAGCTTAGAGAAGCTTCTCGCAGAAAATCGCACAAAATACCTAGATAGAATTAAACCTATACTTTTAGAACCTGATAGAATCGTTAAACAAGATGAGAATGTATTTATTTTTGCAAAAGATTTTGGAGAGATAAAGTATTTTACAAGTGTAGTTAAAAATCAGCAAGGAGAATGGATTATAAGCTCAAATGCTCCAAAATCACATAATGGACTTGAGAATAAAATCAAAAATGGTGGAGTGGAGATTTATAACAAAAATCAAGCGGACAATCAGATTAACGCTCTTGCCCCTTACGATGATATAGCTAAATCTAATACCAAGCTTGATAACCCTAATTCTACCACAAACGCCATTACAAAACAAGAAGCGCAAGAGATTCCACAAAATACGCAAAGTTTGCAACCAAAAGAGAATACACTTCGTCATTATGAGGCTTTAGCCGAAGAATCTAAAGCCTTAGATATTTCGGGCTTTCGCCCTCAATATGACAAAGTAGAAGCAAACACCGCGCTAACACAGCGCGCAAACACGATTCCGCATTTCCAGCCTGATGAAATCATAGATGTAGAATTTATCGCACAAGAACCAAATATCACTAAGCGCATAGAATACAAAAGGCACAATGCAAGAGCGAAAACGATTCAAGACCTACAAGAGCAGTTAAAGAGCATTGACGCACAAGCGACACAAAAAATCAACAATGGAGATAGTGCGGAGTTTTTCTTGAAAAAATACCAAAATGTAGAATCTAAACTCAAAGAGCTAGAAAACAAGCAAGGGATTCCACAAACTACCAAAGCACAAGAGATTCCAAATATCCACACATTAAGGCAAAATACAAGAACAATGCTTAAAGAACGCGTGAATAAGGAAATTATCAACAAAAACACAGAAGAAGTAGCAGTGCTTACTAATAAAGGAATCGCAAAAATGCTAAGCGATAAAGCGGTGCAAAAAAGTGTGGATAATGGTTTTACTAAGGAAGCACATTTTAAAGCAGTGGAACAAGTAGAATCGCTATTTGCAAATGCTACAAAAGCAACAAGCCAAATAGATAAAGCGGATAAAAACCTAACCATACACCGCTATAATGCACCTTTTGAAAATGCAAACGCACTTTTAACATTAAAAGAGTATAAGCTAAATGGAAAGAAAATTTATAGTTTGGAGTTAGAAAATTTAAGTGCCATTAAGTTTAATCCTAGTGGCAAGGACTTAATGGAGCAATTACCAAAGTCAAAAGATGCAGACACCACAAACTTCCACACGCCCATTGATAATTCTGAACCTAATTCTACCACAAACCAAAATCAAAATCAAAAATGGCAATCCTTTTATAAAGAGAATCTCCAAAGACAATTAGAAACATTAAATGCCAATGAAAAGTATTTGACAGGGATAGGCAAAAACTACGATAAAGCAAGCTTTGCAAAAACTAGACAAGACCTAGAACAAGAAATACAAAACTTAAAAACAAGAGATTTTAAAGACCTAGAAATCAATGATAATGATTTACTATTCTTAAAAGAAATTGCAAAGCGGGATAAAACCGATAACAATCACACTATAAGGGCTTTAAAACTTAAGGGTAAAGATAAGGAATGGGTAGAAAAAGAACTTAAAAGGGGTAAGGAATTATTTGCACAATATAGAAAAAGAATAGAAATATCTTTAAACGTTTCACCTCTCAAAGAGTTTGGCACAAACTACGCGGAGTTTTACCACGATGGGCAAGGGGCAATCCATAAACTTATAGCAGAATCGCAAGACTTTGCTAAGAGCGGAGAAAAGGGAGAGTTTAACGCACAAGTCGCAGGAGCATTCCACAAAGAGGGCTTAGGGGATATTGATTTGGTATGGGGCAAAGTAACCGATAAAGAAAAGCATAAAGGGTATGGCTTAGCACATATCATAGACAAACACCCCGAACTTGATTTAAACTTGATTCCAGAGATTATAGAGAAAGGGAAACTTATAAATAACAATGGAGTTAGCACTATTTGGCATAAAGGGGAAAATGGAGAATATTATAAAGTTGGACTATCTAAAGGGCTTAATGGAGAGAGCGAGAATAATTGGTTAATAACAGCCTATGAAGCTGTAAGAGAAAAAGACAAGACTTTCGGCGATGCCCTTTTTACTGACAAGCGTCCCTTATCAAACTCTAAAACAGATTCTACCACAAATCCCATAAAAGAGGAAGCAATTAAAGCAAACAATACACAAGAACCTTTAGAAGTTGATTTAAAGCAACGCTTAGAGAATGCAGGACTAAAAGAAAAGACACAGATTATTGCAGAAGAGCTAAGCAAGCAAGAACAAAAGCTAAATGATGAAATAGAAAGATTAACCAAGATTGAGAAAAATAAGGAATTTTTGCCTTTTGAGATTGAGGAGAAAATTAGAGAGCTTGAACAAAATAAATTCTACAAAGATTTTACGCAAGAAGAAATGAAAGATAAAGCTATTGCTAGGCTAGGATTAGAGCTTTATCGGCAGATATTAGACTTAAAAAAGCAAAGAAACAAAATACATTCTAATGTTATTTCTTTAAGGGGGAGATTAGAAAGGCTTAGTAATCCAAAATATGAAGCAGGTTGGGATTATATCCTTTATCATCTACAACAAGATGTTACAAAGCTAGAAAAGAAAGTTTTAAAAGGCTTTAAAGATTCTATTAAAGAAAGAGAACTCACCTATAAAATCGCAACAAAAGAGGGAGAGAGTAGAGCAAGAAAGCTTTTTAATAGCTTTAATCCCGATGATGAACAAAAAGAACTTTTTGAGAGAATCTTGCCAGTAGCGCAAAAGTTAGATGTAGAAGTTAAACAAGCAATCAATAACGAGTTTTTATCAAAACAAGCAGATGGTGTGTATTACACACAGCAAAATAGTGTTAGAGTAAAAAATAATAGAATCTCACAAGAAAAAGGTAAGGTATTTTTACATGAGCTTATCCATAGCGTAACAAGTCGAGCAATGATTGCTTATGAAAGCGGGAATAAACAATTATTAAAGCCTAATCAAATCACTGCGATGGAAAATATACAAAACCTTTATAAAGAAGTGCATAAAAACCATAAAGATTTAGGCTTTGACGCTTATGAGGGCTTTAACAATGGATTTAATGGGGATTATGGATTAAAAAATACTCATGAGTTTGTCGCAGAGCTTAGCAATCCAGTCTTTAGAGAAAAACTTAAGAAAGTAGGTGTGTTTGAGAAGCTAATCGATAATATTTTAAGGCTTTTTGTCAGTGCTAAAGATGCCTTTTTGTTAAAAAGAAATAATGCTTATGAGAGCTTAAAAAAGAATCTCTATACAATCATAGATAATTATAGCGATGATTTTACTTCTGCTTATAATAAAGCGGGGGTTAAAGATGTGGAATTAGTGCAAGAGAAGCTGGAGCAAATTAAAGCTAAAACAATTAATGCAGTAGATAGCTTTGCAAAATCCCAAAGATTCCAAAATTTAAGCAAAGATAAACAACAAGCAATTCTAAGCCTAAAAGAGATTGAACCTGCTTTAATGCCCCAAAATATTACAAAACAAGATTTAGACAATCTTATCAATCATTTTAATAGCAAACAAGACAAAGAAACAAGAGAATATTATTTAAAACTCTTAAATGATACAAAAGAGAATCCGCATATTGTTTTGGAAACTTTGGGTAAAAATGGAGAAGCGCGCAAAGAATATATCAAAGCCTATCAACACCTAGAAAATAAAGACTTGTATTATATTGCTATCACACAAGAGAATGATAAAATTAATATCACTGCATATCCAACAACACAAGTAAAAAAGGTGATTAACGATATAGAAAGAAGCAAAGAAGTCTCAAGTAGCGGAGGCTCTTTAGGGAATGCAACAAACCGCCAAGCTGACAAAGTCCAAAGCCCTAAACTTGTAAATGAAATTATACCACAAGAAACCCTAGATAAAGTCAAAAGTAAATTTAAATATGATGAGCAAAAAGCAAAGGATTTAATGCAGTGGCATAAGGATTCCTCCCCTTTAACCAAAGATGAGCAAGGATTGCCAAAGGTGTTTTATCATGGGAGTGGAGATGCATTTGGATTTGAAGTTTTTAAGCCTAGTGCAGCAGATGAAGTAGAGGCAATTTATTTTAGCACTAGCAAAAAAGTAGCTAAAAGCTATGAGCAAATGGGTTATACAAATGGTGGAATCTATAAGTGTTTTTTAAATATGAAAAATCCTTTAGTTCTTGATTTTAAAAACAATGGTTATGACCAAATGAAATACGCTAAAGCCTTAAATAAAGCAAAGGAAAATGGCAATGATGGCGTTATTATTAAAAATGTTTTTGATGATACGGGTGGATATTATGACAGCAATGGAACTTTTAAAGATATTCCTAGCGCACATACTTATATCGTCTTTAATCCCAACCAAATTAAAGCAGTGGATAATATCGGTGCTTACAAGGATTCTAAAGGGGAGATTATCGGAGGTGTAGAAAATGCCAAAGAGGCTTTAAAAGAAGGTGAAGTAATCAAAGATAAACAAGAATCTTTGCAAACTTATCGCACAAAAGAAGAAAAAGAAAATTTTGTAAAAAATTATGATTTTGAAAAAGGAGCGGTAGAGATTCCAAAAGAAGTGAATATTAAAGAATTTTTAGAATCCGCAAACAATTTTAAAAATAAAGAAAACTTTATCAAACACTTACAAAACAAAGAAGATTCACAAAGCAGGTTAGCTTATTTAAACCTTATAGAACCTACATTTAAAGAACCGAATATAAAACTAATCAATGGAGAAAGAGAAACTTATATCAAAGCCTTTAAGAGCGGTAATAATATCTATGAAATGCTTATTACGCAAGAGGGAGGCAAGACACTTATTACAAGTATTCCTACAACGCGTTTAGCCTATGTAAAAACAAAAATAAAAAATGCTGACCTTATCCAAACTTTTACCAGCCAAGATAGCAAAGACATAATGCCGAGTGGGCTACCTAACCCTAATTCTACCACAAAAAACATAAATCACAGCTATTTTAACGAATCTTCTCCAAATATCTATCAATCTAACCCCCACATAGGAAGCGGGTTAGTTGGTGGAAGTGTAGCGGGAGTTGAGCAAGACGAGCAAGGGAATCTAACCTTTGACCCTACAAAATTTGCGCTTGGATTCTTAGGGGGTGCAGCAGGGAGTAAAGCAGTAGCAAAAGGCTTTGGCTACATAAAACAGAATCCTAAGCTAAAAGAAGCAGTGGTAAAAGAGCTTGCGCAATCCCTTAAGCTAGGCTTTGAAAAAGCAAGTCAAAAATATCCAATTCTACAAACCTTACAACCGCGCTATATCGTGCAAAATGAAAAAGGTAGAATCGCACAAGCTAAGGCGATAGTGGGGGAGATAGAGAAAAAGGAGACCTACCAACAAAGAGAGCACACAAAAGAGCTTTTAAATGCTTTGATAGGCAAGGATATAGTCAATGAAAATGATGGGAGAGTAGCGCAAGTCTCACGCAAAAATATCGCAAAAATGACAAGCGATAAGGCAATATCTAAAAGTGTGGCAAATGGTTTTAGCGAGTTGGAACATTTTAGCGCGGTGCAAGATATAGAAAAGCTCTACAAAAGAGCTGTTTTAAAAGAAACCACAGATGACAAGCAGGGCGAAAGTTACCTAAAAATACATCGCTATTGTGCAGATATAGATAATAACACACAAGCAAAAATCACACTTAAAGAAACAATAGAACACGGAAATAAAATTTATACTTTAGAATTAGAGGAATTAAATGCCCCTAAGAAGCAAGTGCATAGCCAAGCCATAGGGGAGCAATTTCCTAAGTCTAGGAAACCAGAGCCTATGCACCCTGATACGCCCTTAGAAAATCCTAATACAATTATACCACAAGAAACCCTAGAAGCAAAAAGAGAAGTATTAAAAAGACTGCAAAATGCAAAAGAGATAAAAGCACGAGATTCAGAGGGGATTTCGTCCGCACAGAGTTATACCTTGCCCTCAACTCAATCTAATTCTACCAAAAAGTGAGACAAAATGCAAACATTATTCGATACAAGTGAAAGCATAAAATATTTTAAAGCTCCTCCACTTCCCTTTATGGGCAATAAGAAAAACGCATTAAAGCTTGTAGAAAGTCTCATAAAGGAGATTAGAGCTAAATATAATGAACAAGATTTAATCTTTTTGGATTGTTTTGGTGGAAGCGGGTTTTTATCCCATACTTTTAAATATCATCTTCCTAATGCGCGTGTGATTTATAATGATTATGATGATTATTTAGATAGGGTAAAAAACGCAAAAACCACAGAGGAAATCTTAGGTAGAATTAGCGCATTAGTAACTTCCCCAAAAAACGCAAAAATCACAGAAGAGAAAAAGCAAAAGATAATCAGTATTTTAGAAGAATATGAGCAAAGAGGACAAAAGATTGATTATGTTTCTATTAGTTCTTTTGTCCTTTTTCAAGGTAATTATGCAAAAGACTTAACTAAACTTAAAAAAGCTCAATTTTATTATAAATTTGGTTCTATCAAAAAAGAAACACGCGGGTATTTGACTGGTGTGGAAGCTGTAAAAATGGATTTTAAAGCAATGATCGAAAAGTATAAAGCAGAAGCAAAGATAAGTGGTAAGATTGCCTTTTTGATTTTAGACCCACCATATTTACAGACAAATACAGATGTTTATAACACAGAATTTTATAGATTACCTCAATTTTTAGAATTGATTGATAGAATCGAAAAACCTTTTATGCTGTTCTCATCGCTTAAAAGTGATATTGTTGATTTTCTTGCTTGGTATGATAGATTAAATCCCAAGCTAAAAGGGCGCAAGATTAGAAGCTATAATCTTTGTGATGTTTATTCATCAGTGATTCCAAAAACTGATTTTTGCTTTTATGAAATCTAAGACCACAAAACCTTGTAAAACTTCAAATTCAAGCATAGGTAGTAGAATCGCAAACAGGAGTATTGGTTAAAGATTTAAAATGCAAGCCAATCTTTAAGAATTGTGTGTTAGAATCGCACCATTAAGTTTGGAGAGATATGATGAAAGGGAGTGCATTAGATTTTTTAAATTTAGGCAAGTTTTCTGTATCTTTAGCATGCGTTTTAATGCTGGAAGCAGGAAAGCTAAATGCAAATTATGTCGAAAGTTATAAAGCACCAAAATCCACAAAAACACAAACTATTAGCGAAGTCAAACCAAATAAAAATTATGTAGATTTATGTAATAAAATTTATGAATCTAATACTTTCCTATGTCTCAATTTTTTACAAAATCAAACATTCTTAGAAGACACCATACAAAGACAACAAGTAAAAAAACATATTAAACTTTTGCAAAAAGTGATTAATGTAGCAGATGAAAGAATCAAAGCGGGCGGAATCCATGCAGAGTATAACCAAAAAGTTTTTTACTCTTCTGTTGCTATTAAAAACATATTAAAAGAAATTTGTGATGAAAATTTTATGCGTATTGTTGGCGCATATCAAGGGGATTTAGAAAATTTTGATATTATCGCTTATGCTAAGGGTGTTTTAAAGGCTGAAAATGAGTTGCGAGGATAGTTATGCAATAGAGTCTTATTTAAGAACAAGATTTTATGTTATTTTAAAAGACAAGCAAAGAGATGAAAAGTTGCAAGAGTATTTATGTAGCTTTGTTTTAGTTTATTGGGATAGCATTGTTAAAACATATTCCAAAGATATAGTTACTTTTTTAAGTAGGGTTTTTGGAGTATCTATAGAAATGATAAAAATCTATTTGGAAGCTTTAGAAGAATACAAAAATGTGCCCGATGCTAGAAATGCGTGTTTGAGTGTCAAAATAAATAGATTATGCAAAGTGCGCTTCTAAATCTCTCGCATAATCGCTGATATTTATTTAAATAAATATTCTAATAACTTCACATTATCCCTAATTTGCAAAGCCTATTTTTTAACCCTTTTTTAGCAATCCCAAAAATGTAAAAATGCTCCAAAATTTACAACAAGGAGTTTTTTACTATGGAAAACAATCCATCGTCGCCACAGCTAGAGGATAATCCCTATGATACAACAAGTGATGAGCAAGAGCTAAGCGGCTTAGAAAATGAAATTAGCCAACTCGAGCAAGCTTTAGAGCAAAATGGCTCAACATATCTTGCAGAGAGTTTGACCGATGAAGATAAAGAAATGTTTTTTGATAATCCACAAGCGTTTTTTCAAACAATGATGCAACGTATTAATGGATTCTATCAAGAGCAAATCGGAAGCAAAAGGGAGAGAGTAACACAGCTGCAAGAGGGTATCGCGCAAAAGAAAAGCAACGCGCAATTCTACCAAGCAGAAAAAGACTTCGCGCAAACGCATAGTGATGTAAGTGCAGATGAGCTAATGGCGTATGCACAAGAGAGCTTGCCACCAAAGGTGCTAAGAGAGATTGGGAAACTCCAACCCTTAGAAGCATTAAACGCAATCTATGAACACTATATGCTAGAAAACAAAGCACAAGAGCCAGAGCTACCAAAACAAGCAAGCGGAAGTGAAATTGATGCAAATAGCATAGATGCAAATAGCAATGATACAGATTATTTTAACAGAGCATAAGGAGTAAAACATGGCAGTAGATTTAAATGGAATCGAGCTAACACAATGGGAAAATAACCCTAATGTTAATCGAGAAATTGCAAAAAGGATAGAATCCTCAATTTGGCAGCAAAGCGCGTTTGAACCATTAATCGGACGTTCGCAAGATAGAGCCTTTCGAATGATTCCGCTAAATGGAGTGAATCAAGCTGTTACACCGCGCTTAAAAGCTGCATTAAATGGAGATGGTGTAAAAGGTAATGCGGATTTTGATACAAATTATGATTCTTTAGAGATTCATTCCCTTACAATGTATCCTGATAATATCGCAAATGGTTTGAAAAGCAAAACAGAGCTAGAACAAAAAATGGAACAAGTGGATTTTATCAAAGAGGCGGTGGATTCTCTGCATGATTGGATGAAAGTAAAAATCGATAGAATTATCGCGGTTACTTTGTCAAATGACTTTACAAATGGCGTAGTGTGTGATGAAGCAGAGGGATACAAAGATACAACACAAGAAGCAACCTTAGAAGATAGCACAAAGAAAATCACAAAAGGCGATGTGCTGAATGTCAAAGCGATTAAACGCGCGATTTTTATGGCAAAACGCGGTTTAGGCTATGATGGTAAAGATAGATTCCCGATTCGTCCTGTGGCAATCTCTTATCTGGATAACAAAGGGATTCGCACTAGGGTTTATGAATATGTGATTTTAGTCGATACCGTAGGAGCGGAGCAGCTAAAAAACGACCCTGAATGGATTGAGCTGCAAAAAGTGGATAAAAAAGGCTTAGATAATAACCTTTTCACTGGCTTTTTAGGCATTATTGATTCTTGCCCCGTGATTGATATGGGGACATGGAGTTCTACAAGCACAGGATTAGTGCATAGTGGTGTAAGTGATGCGGAGTTTGAAAAATATTTAAATATCAAAAACTTAAATATGGGACGCGTAACACCACCTAGCTTTTATTCTGGCGCGCAAAAAACTGGAATCGCGGTTTTAATGGGGGCTAGCTCATTGCTTTTTGCTGCAATGCCACAACCTAAAATCTATATTGACAAGCAACAAGACTTAGGGCGCAAAATCGCGGTGGGGATTGATAGGGTAATGAGTATTGCCAAAGCACGCTGGATAAATCACGAGAATCCTAATTCTGTGTATCACAACACAGATTTTGCAACGATTGGGATTTTCTACTCTCATGAAGAATAAGGAGGTTTAAAATGATTCAATATGTGCATAATGTGAGTTATTTAGCGGTGCGTCAAATTAGCACTAGCGAGTATGAACGCGATGAAGCAATCAAAGCTATCGCGCTTCCAACAAATGCGGAAATTGTAAAAGTGGATTTAGAAGTTACCGAAGAGTGCGGGGCAATTACTGCTGATGTTAAAATTGGTAGCAGTGTGATTTCTCAAGCGATTGATTTAAACACCAAAGGCAACACAAGTATTAATTTTAGCTCTAAGATTGGTGATCGCACAAGCATTGATATTGTGCTAAGTGATAAAACAGACAAAGGCGAGATTAAACTCCGTGTGCTGTATTTTCTCCCTAGCACGATTAAAACAGAATATTAAGGAGGTGGGTTATGCGTTTATTTGAAGCTTTGCAAGAATTTAAGGCAAATTTAGAGACTTTAGAGCAGATTAAAAAAGAGGTGTTAGAATCCACACAAGAAGAGAATCTAAAAGCAAAGCTACAAGACGCATTTAACTCCCTAGAATCTAATCTAAAAGAAGATTTAAAAGCGCAAATCCACAAAGAGCTTAGCCAAGCTAGAGTGGATTTAAGCGCGAATATTACAACAGAGATTGAAAATATCTTTTTGAAAAATTTAGAGGTTGCAGCGCAAAATGTAGGAGAGCGTCTAAACCTAAATGAAATCTCCGCACGTGTGGCAAAAAACCTAGAAAAGAAAAACCAAGAAAACATCTTAAAACTCTTTAAAGAGAGTTTCAACAGTAGCGAATATCAAACAACACTCCAAAATCTCCTTTCTAAAGTAGAAAAAGAAATCAACGCCAAAGCAAAAACAATCAAAAATACCTTAGATTCCAAAATGTCCCAAACACACAATTTTAATGTTATTAGCTACCTTGAAACTCTCTCTAAAGAGTTGATAGAGAAAAATAAAGATACAATTTTAAAAAGCCAAAATTTAAGTTTTTTGAAAAACACACTAGAAAGCTCACCAGCACTAAAAAGAGAAGTGCGCACAGCTTCAAAGCTAGCTAGTGAAAAATATGTAGAAGAAAAGGGTGAAGAGTTTGTAAGCGGCGCACTAAAAAATAGAGCGCATGAAGTTTTTGTCGATGTGTATAACTCTGATGAAGTCAAAAAGGCACGTGCTTTGGCGACTTTTCACCTAAAAGCGATTAGTTTGCAAAGTGAAATTTGGATAATTGAAAATTGCATTGCTAGAATCCACGCATTGCGCTTGGCAAAAGGTGGAAAAGTGCAGAATATTCATAAGGTCATTTAATGCGTGCAGAGGATATTATTTTGCGTGTTAGGACGCGTTTAAGAGATTCTAACTTTGAAAGCTTACGTTTTAGTGATAATGAGCTCTTAGACTATCTTTTAAGCGCGCAAAATGATTTGATTTTTGCCTTTAATTTAAACCTTGAAACTTTGCACTTTGAGCTTAGTAGTGCGGAATCCTTTAAGCTTCCTAGCAATCTTTTGAATCTTTTGTGTGTGCGCTTAAATGGCGTGGATATTCCGCTAAAATCTTATAGTTTTTTGCTAAAAACCCCCCATAGTGGCTTATGTGTGTATCAAAAAAGCGGAAATCTTTATGCGTTTAACACTAAAGTTAGCGGCAAATTAAGTGTTGTAGCAAATTTTGGTGAAGAATCTTTGGACTTAGAAGACACACTTTTGCTTCCTGTGCTGTTTGCTGACGCGGCAACTTATGGGACGATTAAACGTGCATTGCAGGTGGAAACAAACGAAGCAAATTTACAACGTGTGGCATTTTATGAAAATATCTACAAACAAGAGCTACAAACCCTAAGAGCAAAGCTAAATGCGCAAAGAGAGCGCAAAAATATTAAAACACCCACAATTAAAGTGTAAGATTTATTAGGCTATGGAAGAACTTAAGTCTAAAGAATTAAAACACAAAGCACAAAAAGAACTCGCCTTTAGAGAGCTAGCAAGGAGAGATTTTAAAACCTTTCTTTATGCCAAATGGGAACGTTATGACCAAAAAGACTTTTACCATAATTGGCATTTTGAGTATTTAGCAAAAGTGTTAGAATGCACAATCCCAAGCAAAGCAAGCGAGCAGGGCTTAGAGCTCATTACTAGAATCATGCTAAATATGCCCCCAAGCTATGGAAAAACTGAAACTCTAGCAAGAGCTTTTATTCCGTATGCTCTAGGTGTGGATAGAAGCCGAAAATATATGTATGTGAGCTATTCTGATGATTTGTGCAAACGCATTTCAAACGAAGTGCGCGCACTGATAAAATCGCGCTTTTGGCAAAGTGTGTTTAAAAAATCTCCCGAGTTTATCCAAGATAATTCTAATGAGTTTATTTTAAAAGAAGGTGGGGGCTGTTTTTTCACCACTTTAAAATCTGCGATTACAGGATTCCACGCGCATTGTATTTTGATAGACGACCCAATAAAGGTGAGTGAGATGACTTCAAAGAGTGCTAGAGAAGCGGTTAATAACAACTTCAAAGGCTCTGTGATTTCAAGGCTAAAAGATAATCAAAGCTCTATCGTGATTTTAATGCAGCGTTTGGGGGATAATGATTTGTGCGGGTTTTTGACAGACCCTAGATACCAAGAGCAAAGCTTTATCGAGCAATGGAAGATTCTAAAACTCCAAGCAATCAACAAAGAAAGAGAAGTTTTCACCATTGGCGATTTTAAAAAAGTGCGCGAAGCTCTAGAGCCATTATTCCCTGCCAGACATAATTTAGAAGATTTAGCAAAAGTCAAAGCAGAAATGGGGGAAGATGATTTTAGCACACAAATGCAGCAAGAGCCACAAGCAAGAGAGACTGGGTTTTTTGCGCTAGAGAATTTCACACCACTCCCTAGCTTTGAACTAGGAATTAATTTTGAATATATTTTAGTCGATACTGCAGAATCCTTAAGCGCAAGTGCTGATGATAGGGCGATTTGTGTTTTAGGTGTGGAGAGCTTCAATAGCTTGCCAAGATACACAATAAAAGATAGCTTTAGCGGGATTTGGGACGAGGATTTGCTCTGTGATAGAATCATAGAAGTGCTCCTTAAATACCCTAAAGCAAAATGCTTTATCGAAGGAACGGGTGGAGGGCTTATTATAGAAAGGCTAATCCATAAAAAAATCTTAGAAACAAACCAAAAGCTAAAAGCGCGCAAATTGCCCTTAATCACAAATCTTATTACTACATATCCGACTATAAAAAAGATTTCTAAAATGCAAAAAATTAGCGCGATTAAACCCTATTTAAATAGCGGGTATTTGCGGTATTTAAGTAATGCTAATGGAATTGAGAAAATAAAGCAACAGCTAAATAGCTTTAATCCTGAAAAACCTAACCGCAAAAATGATTGTATTGACACAATCGCAAGCTGCATTTACTTAAGAGAGTGTGTGCCACCACCTCCACAAAAACCACAAAACCCAATGCAAAAAATGCGTAAATGTAGCTGGAGAATCTAAGTTGGGAAAAAGTAGTAGCAAAAGGGATAAGTATTTTGAGGAGAAGCTCGCACAGCTTAAGGAGATTAACGAAAAAAACAAACTAGGCTTAAGCGATGAAGAGCTAGAAATCTCCGCTAGGTGGTATGCAGATGCGCGCGTGGAATCAGAGAAAAAATGGTATGAAAGCGGGAAGTTTTGGAGTGGGTTAATTTTTAGCTTAGGTGCGATTGCCATTTCTTCTTTTATGGGGGGATTTGCAGGCTGGGCGAATCTTACAAACGCAATTAAAAGCGCGGTAACAATCGCTTCTGCTGTGCTATCTGTAGGGACTTTAACTTATGGGGCGTATGTATATTATGCAGCAAGTCGAATTGCATTTAAAAACCAAGAGCTTTCAAATCAAGTGAGCGCAAAAGCTGCACTCAATGACGTTAGAGAGGCAAAAAGCGCGCAAATTACTGAGTTTTTAATCCATAATCCTAAAGAGATTTTCCCCAATGGTGCAGTTTATAACGCTGGTCGCGCTGGAGATATGGATAGCTTTTCGCCAAGTATTGCGTATTTTGGAGGGAAGGGGCTTTGTGGAGAGTTTGAAATAAACGCGGTCGATGAACAGATAATGAACCGCTTGCATTATGAGAGAAGCGGGAATTTTGGCTATATGCAGGATTTAACAGGGGCAAAAGAATATAATGCAGTCGCGGGATTAAGTGTAACACAGCTATTAAACTCAAGTCGTGGAATGCTAAAAAAGATTAATGAGCGACTACAAGAAGGCTTTAGTGAGCTTATTGAGGCGGGCTGGGCGCAATGGCATCCTAATCCACAGGAGGTTATGGAAGCGGCTATTGAAGCGCAAATTGCTCCGTATTGCAAACGCATAGCCGATATTGATTTTTTAGACAAATTACAAAATTATCGGCGTGCAATCCAAGCTGATTTTAGCTTTATAAGGGAAGTTGATATTAATCCCTATCGCAAAAAAGGGCAACTTAGCCTTTTTCAATATAAGGCAAAATATAAAGAATGGGAAAAGCAACAAGCAAGCGATTTGTTTTCACTTGATGAAAAAGCACAGCTGTATTTGCAGAGCATAAGACTTTATATAAGAGCGTTAAAAACCGTAGTGCAAAGCCCAAGACAATATGAAAAAGGAGTATATAAAGGCTTAAGCCAAGTGGTGAATAATGGCGCGTTTTATTACCATTATTATCCTTTTGATGAAAAATGCGGGTATTATATCGAGTTTGCTATTCCTACAAATGCTTTTGGGCAACCTTCGCCTAATGACCCTTTGCTAAGCCACCCTTTTTATAAAAGCTTTAGAGTAGAAAAGACGATAATCAACCAATATGGCGCGCCAATCAAACAGATAACTTACAACAAAGCAGCTTTAGAATATCGCTTAGGAATCGCTGCATATCAAACAAAATGGCAAGCAAACGCTAATGCGTTTTGGGCTGCTAAAACATTTGAGCAAGAAGCGCGTGTGTATGCAAACTCAAAAGAAGCTTTTGAGAATTTTATCCAAACAACAAAAGCGGTTTATAACTCATATACAAAGCTATGGGTTACCACAGCGTATAATGGCATTCCTATTCCTAATTTTTACTTTAGGGTCAATGAAAAAAGATTTGATGAAACATTTTCTTCTATTACCTACACAACAGGAGGAGACCAAAATTTAAGCAGCACTTCTTTTAGCGGAACAGCGCATTTAAGCGGGTATTATGAAGAGAAAGAAACGGACCCTGAAAAACAAGCAAAAGATAAGATTCCCTTCAAAAAAACAACAACTGGATATGATTTTAACGTGCTTTTTCCTAATGCGACTTCTTCTGTGCAGAATGCTACAACAAAAACAAGCACAAGTTCTTCTCAAAAAAACCGCAAATCTTTAGAAGAGGGTTTTTTTAGCGAAATAATCTCAGCTACATTTTGGGGGGAGAGAGGCGATTTTAACGTATCAGAATCTGATGCAATGCTGATTAGAAGGTATGAATATTTGTTTAAATGGCGGACTCTAAAATCTTATAAAACTCATTTTGGTGCAGTTTATGAGGGAAAAGGAATGCCTCCTTTAAAAATCTCGCGTGAGTGGTGGTGGGTCCCGCTTAGTCAAAATGCGACAAACATTTTAGGCAAACCTCTTCCTATGGACAAAAGGCTAGAAAACTATGCATGGGCAAAAGGTAACCACGATTGGTTTTAGGCTATCAAATCTCTTAATGTTTGTTTTAAGAGTTCTATTTATAAATAATAAATTTGGAGTTTTTTAAGAATTTAAAAGTGCGTTTAGCTCCGCATCGCTTAGATTTTGTAAATCTAGCTCATTTTCTTGCGTGTTTAAAACTTCTTTGCCAAAAATACTCGTTTTCATATCGATAAACATTTTTTGCACTTTTTCAGCAGCAGCCACCACCATTGGGTCTGGCATTCCTTTTTCCTCGCTTCTGCTTTTTAGCCTTAGTAGCTCATCTTTTGCAAGCAGTGCAGTAAGCGTGATATTGTTTTGAATCACTTTAAGCGACATTGCGCTTAAAAGCAGTTTTTCTGTGGATTCATCTAGTAGATTTTCTAAAATCATAGAATCTATTTTAAAGGCTGTATCACCTAGATTATAGCGGATTTGTTCTTTTAGGTTTTGGGATTCTTTTAGTAGCACAGAGCCAAACTCTTTTTTGACTAAGTCTTTTTGTAGCACTTCTACCGCGATTCCTTCTATTGCGCCGCCTTTTTTCCAACCTTCTTCTTTTGCCCAAAAGCTAAGTGTGCGCACAGGAATATTAAAATGTTTGCTAAGTGCGCTTAGCTCTTCATTATGTGTTTCATAATATGCGCGCACTTCTTCTTTGTTGGTATGCCTCTTTGGCATTAAAATCCTTTTTTTAGCTATTATCCCATAAAATCAAAGACTAAAAAAGGGTTAAAATTTTAACCCTTTTTTAAAAAAGTAATGTTCTGTAAAAATCTAACAAAATTTCAAGGGGAAATTATGGCGGATACAGAAAAAAAACAA